AACAGCAGCTCTGGGCCGAGGTCAAAGAGACGCTGTACACGAACACCGACTGGTACTTAAACCATGAGCAGCGAGAGATGTTGCAGGACTCGAATGAATACTATCGCACCCAGTCGAGCGTCGAAGACCTGATCCTTGAGCACGTCCATTTCACTAGCACCCAGACCCAGCCAGTGCAGATGACAAAGCTTCTGAGAGACCTCGGAATAAGCCAGCCAAGGATGCCCGACATCAAAGATGCAAGCAGGGTATTAGCAGCCCACGGGCTGGAACCGCGCAAGAGTAACGGTAAAAAAGTGTACGACTTGGACTACACAAAGGTAGAAGTCGGCAATGCCGACAAATTTAGTGGCACTTGGAGCAAAGAGTTTTAAGGGTACCCTGAAAGGTGCCCTGCTTGCACTTGGTGTAAGTGATTGATTCGTATGTAGTTATTAACAGGGTAGGGTAGGGTACTACTATTTAATAATAATAATAATAATAGTATATAGCCTATAGGCAGTAGGAAATACGGGTATAGGTTTTTCAAAAAGTTTGAGACGCTGTACCCTCACCCTCGTACCCTGACGGTTGTGGAGAGCGAGATGAAAAAGTTTGAGTGGGATGATGACGCGAGCGAAGATGAGAACTTCAGGCAGTGGGCTATGATGAATGCAGATGAACGCGAGAGCGTAGGGCAAGCGCCTCTTTCGGAGAAAGAGGCGCGGGTTTTGTTCAACGAGCTGAAGGAGAGCGGATGGCTGACGATGTAAAGCGCAAGCCGGGTAGGCCGAGGAAAGAGCGCAAGCAGCTAGTGGAGACGCCAAAGGCTTTCCTTGCAGATGAAGAGGCTGGCATCACAGACATGCAAGCGGCTTTTGTGTGGCACTACACGGAAGGCGCGTGTGGGCAGACGGAGGCAGCGCGAAGAGCAGGGTTCTCGTTTCCTGCGAGCGCAGCGACCAAGATGCTCAACGGCAACGACTTCCCGAAGGTCACGCGAGCGGTTCGGGTGAAGCAGGATGAGATGCGTGAGAAGTACGCGATCACACCGCAGAAGACGGGAGCGATGCTGTGGAAGATAGCCGAGACTTCATTCGAGACGGGAGCGTACAACGCTGCGGTGAGTGCAGTGAAGGAGCTGAACCAGCTCGCTGGCCTTACGATCCACCGCAGTCAGAACCTGAACATCAACGCTGACTTGCAGAAGATGACGAAGGAAGACATCAAGCACCGGCTTAACGAGCTGCTGGGCGTGGACGGGGAGATGAGCGACAAAGACTACTAACCTCGTCGGTTTGAGGTATTCGCAGAATGAACATCGTTTTGGCCCCGCCTCCCGCCCAGCCCCTCAAAATCTCGGAAAAATGCTGATATTATGTTAAATAGGATAAAAATCCAATAAAAACAAAGGCTTACGCATTTATGTTAGTGAACGCTAACTCTCTTGTATTGGCCCGCCCTGCTCAGAGGCGACACACGTCTAGGCCGGTAGGCTGCGCGACCTTGGTTTTCTTCTCTCTGAGCGCCTGTACGCGCCTCTCAGCCGATCCTGTGCGCGGCAGTAGGAACCCTATAGGTTCGGAAAAAGCCTGAGAGATCGGCCTGTGGCGCGACCCCCGTACACCCCTATATAGCGAGCGCGGCGAGCGCGATAGCTATAGCAAGGTTTTGCGCATTCAGTATCCAAAAATATGTATGTGGAAAGGAAGGAACCCTACCCACCCGATTTTTTCGGGATGAACAAAAATCTGGGGATGGATGAGCAGGGCTTGATCGTATGATCGCGGCAAAGGTAACCCCGCAAAAATTTTATTTCTATTTTTTTTTCGCCTAAACTCGCGCCATGGCAGATTCAAGAAACAAGGGTGCGGCTTTTGAGCGCGACATCGTGAAGCGCATCAATGCGTTTGCCGATCAACACACCCTTGGTTTCCAGTGCAAGCGTAACCTCGACCAGTATCAAACCGCTGACCTTTGTGACATTCAGATCCCACGTCACTCGATTGAGTGCAAGGCGTACAAATCTGGCTGGTGGTATGCGCCAGCTTGGTGGGATCAGGTTTGTGCGGCTTGTGGCGACAACACGCCCGTTTTGATATACAAGTTCAACAACAAAGCGATCAGGGTATGCCTGCCGCTTTACGCGATTAACGAAAATTTGCCGCGAGATAACTCTCGGACAGCGGTTATCACTCTTGACGAGTGGTTCGATCTGTTGAAAGAGAGCTTTGACGGCCAACGAGAGGCTGCGTAATGGCTGGCATGGACGATATCGACATCTTTGGCGTTCCTGTCACTGGCTCGACCCGTGATCGTGATTTAGACCGTCTTGAGCAAATGGTTCGTGGTCGATACATCGATCCGCTTGAGCAGCAGGCGAAAGACATGGTCAAAAGTCAGGTTGTGCAGGCTCTTAGTGGTATGGAAGGGGTCACTGGGGCTGCGATAGCACAAGTTGTTGCGCTCGCTGACTCTCAAGACCCGAATGACAAGCTGGTTTTTAATCAAATCGTGTCTCGTTTGAATTTGCCGGTAAATATCCGGCGTATGGGCGACGATTACATGGCTTCAAAGCGTTTTGAGGGTGCTTTGGGCCGTGATTCGAGCGTTGACGTGATGGCTTATCGGCCAGACGAGGGTGAAACCCAGTACAGCTTGGGTCTTCAGAAGCGTTTTCCTAATCTTTTGGGTAAAAACTCGTCTGCTGACGTGTCAGCGCGGGTTTCTACGATGGGCGACCCTGAAATTAGGGCGAGATTTGAGAAAAGATTCGCTGAAGGCGGTGAAGTTGACATTTTTGGAGGTTAGTCGATGGGCATAATCAAAAAAGCAGTTATCCGCGCTCAAATCAACGACCTTGGTTTGTACAGCAAAGCCGAAGATGTTGCCGAGAAGATGCGTCAGAAGAAGGGTCGCGGCGACGATATCAAGCGATATTTCATGAAGCAGGGGGTAAAGGCCGAAGAGCTGGAAGCCCTTGGCTTGAACGACCTATTCCGCCAAGAAAGGGTCACGCAGCAAGAAATTTTGGATCGTATCGACTCAAATCGCATTGAAATGGAAGAAAACGTCAGTACAGGGCCAGCGGAAGGTTCTTATGACTTTGAATACGACGAAGAAGACATCGGTATTGAAGAAGCGTATGGCTCCTATTACCAAAGGGAACGAGCGGAGGAGCTTCTTGATGACGTGCTTGATTATTTCCTGCGTACAGACAGCATCAATGACTACGCAAGAAGATACTCCAATGATCAAGACGAGTTTTTAGAACTTGTAGCTCGGATGGAGCGAGTTGTTGATGGCGAAGCGGATTTAGACACGCTGCCTAGAGCAATCCGCAACGACTTGTTAGACGAAGCAGAAAACGAAGCCATTATCGAATACGAGCAAAATCCAATCCGCAGAATCACAGTTCAAGTCACCGATGAAAACGCTGAGACACAAAACATAGGCGACTTGCCCGGCGCGGCTTTCAGCTATTCGCTTGTGGGCAATGAAGACTTTGGCTTTGCCCTAGATGCACGAGAAAGGAACAGTGTCCCAGATAACATCCTGCGCCAGTTAGATAACGCAAACATTTATGACCCAGACGAAGTGGTCGTGCAGCTTCGAGGTATCGCAGAAGAATACGGCGATATAGAGGGACTTGCGCAAGGCGAGACACGATGGGGCGAGTACACCCTAGACGGTGGCGAGAACTATCAAGAAGCGCGGCTTTCTTTGCCCAGTAAAGGCAAAGAGAAGTTCCGTGAAGGCGTTCACTTCCCTGATGACATCAACAACGTCTTTCACATTCGCACCAAAGACCGTGAAGGGCCGATGGGCGAAAAAATCTTGTATGTGGAAGAGGTTCAATCTGACTGGGCGCAGCAAGGTCGTAAGAAAGGTTTCAAGTCGAAAAAGAAACTAGAGGAAGCGGAGGCTGCGGCGGGTAAATTGCTTGATGAAGCGGTGCCTTTGCTCACGGAAATCAAAAAATCCAATATCTTTGAGGACGGCAGAAAGTACGGCAACTCATTTTTGGGCAGCGTTGGCTCTTTGGCGGACGCGCTTTCCATTGCAGGGCAAGCAAATAGGTCGCTGGACGCAGCGGGAGAGATCGTCACTGCGCTGAAGGTGGCGAATAGTGATGCGTTGGCTAAAGCTAACAACATTATTCAAGAAAACTATCTCGAAACCCTTTCTCCGCAGCAAAAAATCGACATTTATGTCAGCGAAACCTTGAGCTATCCCCGTCTTCAGGCCTTTCTGGACACTCTTGACCCAGAAGAGGCTCGGCGAAGGGTAGAAACTGAAGCGAGAGACCTCGCGGTCTCTGACGAAGCAAAACTAGATTCAGTTGTTTTAAAATACGGATCAAAGCAGGGGCTTTTACCTGATTATGATGTTGGTCTGATGAAAGCCATACCCGCCAACGAAAATTTCAACAAGGTCTTACAGCAAGTTCTAAAGGAGCAGCGATCCTTCCTTGAGTCAAAGGGCATCGATCCGATGCTGTACCCGAAGCTGCGGGTCATTTTAGATAAGGTTGACCCCAAAGGCGCAAAGTTACGAGCTGAGCAAGAGCAGCGTAATTTGCCTTCAGAGGGGCCATTTGTCCTCGACACCGACTCTTGGAACAAACTGGCTATTAAATACAT